CAGGTGCAACAGGTCCACAAGGACCAAAAGGTGATTTAGGACCTGAAGGCCCAATAGGACCACAAGGAATTGCGGGACCAAAAGGTGCAAAAGGGGACAAAGGCGACAAAGGGGATAAAGGTGATACTGGTTTAATTGATAAAGGTGCAGGTTGGGCACAGTATTATGTTACAAATCCTAGTTCTCATAATCTTGGATCTACCCGTGGAATTGATGGCTGGGTAGAATTTTATTTAGATAAAGATAGCGTTGAGTCAAATGAAAAATTTTTAACAAAAGGGTATCCCCCACTTTATAACTCACAAAATAAAAGACTTAATTTTAAAGCATTGCCACATGGATCCATAGTTAAAGTTCAATATGAGTTTTCAATAGAGACATTTTCAAATAATACCGAACTTTGGATAAAGACAGTTTTATGTGGTGGAGGAAAAGAGATAGTCTCTTATCTTGGTTTATTAAAATATCAATATACCTATGATATGACTTTTGAACAAACCCTATATCTGGATGATGACTCATTTACTAAAAGAGGGGCTATCCCATATTTAAGATCAGATAACCCTGCTGTCATGTATCCAAAATCTATCCATATTTCAGTTTCTTAATGGTATAATAATTCAAGGAGGACTAAATGGCATTTCCAGGAACATACAATTTTAACTATTATCGTGGTGACACTTCAGAGTTTGTGATTCGCCCTAAGACCTCTTCAGGTTCTGATTTTCCACTAACAGGATACACTGGTCAATTTATTATTGCAAATAGAAGAGGTTCAACAGGAACCCAGTATACTGCTCAGGCAACAGTTAACACATCAACAAACATTGTCACATGCACAATATTGCCAACGACTGGAAGAGGTTTAGAACCAGGTACATATGTTTATGACGTTCAGATTAATAATGGTGCTAACTTAATCTATACCCTGCTTACTGGAACAGTCACAGTTTCTGATGACGTTAGTGGTGCAATTTAATGCCTGATGTTTTATTATCAAATGATGATATTACCGTTTTGGGTCCACCAGAAGTTGTTCAGTTATTAGTAGATATTGGACCAACTGGAACTCGTGGTAGCCAAACCTTTGTAGGTGTTGGAGATCCAAATATTGTTTCCATTGGACAAACACCAATTCTAAATGATCTTTATATCAATACTTCTCCTGGAGAAGATTATGCGTATTTATATCAATACCGAACTCAACCTGGTGGTAATAGTTGGGTAAAGATATTAAAGATGAACCCAGTACTATACTCTAAAATACATAGCGTTACATTTAGCGATGGTTCTGGATCAATAGTAATACCAATCTCAGATATAGTTACTTCCTCTGGAACACAATTGGAGGCTGATAATTTTTCAGTTCAATATTCAATAGTTAACTCTACCCCCGTTTCTTCTGCAATGATCATACCAAGTTTAGTTGGAAATAAAACAGATTTAGTGATTAACCTTGAAACATTGGAGTATAATAGTGGCGTGTGGGAGCCACTAGACCATATAACTACAGTTCATATATTTATATCAGTAGTTATATAAAGTATGATATAATTTAGACGGAGGTAACAAACAAATGGCAGTAGAAAGCATTGGTACACTAGTACCAACCAAGATCCCAGGATACGCCGATGCAGCAGATATTCAGGCAGCACTCCGAGCATACCACTATGGCTCATATACATATGACACCGCAAACACAGATACCGCAAATCTTGTAAACCCATCAATGGCTTACACTATTAATAATCTTCAAAGCCAAATCACCAACATTGATCTTTCATCAACAATTCAAAAATCATACCTTAATGCTAAAGGTGATATTATTTCTGCATCAGCAGACAATACACCAGCACTACTTTCTGTAGGAACAAATGGCAGGGTACTAAAGGCCAATAGCGCAACAGCATCAGGACTAGAGTGGTCAGATACACTTTCATCTCTTACAATTTCTTCACCATTACTTACACTTGATACAACATCATCAACAACAAATGCAAGAATTTCATGGGATACAACAAATAAGAAACTTCAAGTTGGTAATGGATCAACAGCACTAGATATTGCTCCGTTTACAGTTAACTCAACAGCAAAAGCAGCAGCATATACTTTAGCACTTACTGATCAAAATACTTTGGTTCAAGTTAACGGAACTTATGTTATTACAGTTCCACTAGATGCTACAGTTGCATTCCCAGTCGGAACAATTATTCACTTACTTGCAACTTCTGGACAACCAAGTGTTGCGTTTACTTCTGGAATCACTTCATACTACTCTCCAGGACTAAAGTTAAGAGCAGTTGGTTCAATGGTTTCACTTGTTAAACTAGGAACTAACACTTGGGCACTAACAGGAGATTTGGTAGCATAATATGCCAATAATCTTGGGTGCGAGTGGTTCTGCAGGTAAGACACCTGGAGTACCAACAATTGGAACTGCAACTGCTGGAATCACATCAGCATCTGTTACATTTACCGCACCTTCATATTTAGGTAAACCAGTAGGAACAACTTATACTGTAACATCCACTCCTGGAAACGTCACAGCAACTGGAGCAACATCACCAATTAACGTTACTGGCTTAACTGCTGGAACATCTTATACATTTAAGGTTAAGTTAGGTAATGGAATTGAAACAAGTGCTGAGTCTGCTGCTAGTAATGCTGTTACTCCTACTGCTCCACCTCCGTTTTTCCCACCATTCTTCCCACCTTTCTTTCCCCCATTTTTCCCACCATTCTTCCCACCATTCTTCCCACCATTCTTCCCACCGTTCTTCCCACCGTTCTTCCCTCCGTTCTTCCCACCGTTCTTCCCACCAGCATTTGGTCCAACATTCTACGGATACAAGCCTTAATCCAAAAAGTTTGTCTAGCAGGGGGTGCTAAATGTATCAGGTAGAAGTTTTTAAAGAACGAGAAGATGTTGCAAATATAGAACAACTCTCTGTTCGAAGAGACTGGATGGATGGCCCTTGGGGAAGACATGCATATAACTGTTTTCCCATTACCCTAATGAATAAATTTGGTTGGGGCCTATCTTTTCCAGATGACATTACTTTTATTTGGGATGGAAATATAGATCCATCTATGTGGCACGTAAAAATATTGCAGGGTGAAAAGTAGTGTCATACTGGTAGAGGTAATGGAACTATTAGTTTTAAAACTGGACTAACATTTAGAACTTCTCCAGATGTAACTTTATTACAACTTCCAGTTCCAAACCAATTCAATACAAACTATCAGGCATTTACCACTTCTATCAGCACATCATTTTATCCAGAAGAAATGCCAGTATCTTTTAAAATATTACAGCCAAATGTTGAAATAACTATTAAAGCAGGGGAACCAATTATATCTATTGTTCCTATTTCTCTTAATAGTATTCAAAATTCTACAGTTACCCTAAAAGATGGCCCTACAGATTTTTATGAGGGTAAGGATGAGAGATTTGAAATAATGAAAAGAGATAGCAAGGTTAGAAAATGGTCACATTTTTATAAGAATGCAACAGACCACCATGGAAACAAGGTTGGGGAGCACGAGTTGACATCTATTGACCTACCAATAATAGATGAATCCAGTGCTGGCACTCAAACCAATTAATAATATATAAACTCTTTGCAAATTTTATAATTTTCTGATATACTTGTTGAATAAAAGGGGGAAATATGAGCACTAAGACATGGACAGACAGGATTGAGTTAGCGCCTGGAATTTTTCAATACAAAAATGTATTTAAGAAAGAAATGAACATTAATCAAAGACTTGAAAATGTTCTATCTGATTCAAACAATCCATACGAATGGCAAGAGGCTTTAGTAGGATACAAGCAAAAGATGCCAGAGTACAGAGATTGTGTAGATTTTAAGTATAATCGACAAGGTATTGAGCATAATCAAGATGAGGCTACGAAGCAATTAATTGATATTTGGCAAGAGTGTTATGATGTTCAGTATCCTGCAGTTTTGGACTATCGTGGTCATCATAATATTATGGATCTTAAGTATTGGGAAGCCATGAACTTTATTCGTTATGGTAAGGGTCAACACTTTATGGAACATCACGATCATGGGTTTTCGTATAATTGCACAGTATCTTTAGTTGGATATACTAATGACGATTACGAGGGTGGAGAACTATACTTTAGAACTTGGGATTTAAGTGTTAAGCCTGAAGCAGGAGATCTATTTATATTCCCTTCAAACTTTATGTATCCTCACAGAGCGATGGAAGTAACAGAAGGAACAAAGTATTCTATTGTTACTATGCTTGACTATAGTGATAAGTATCACAAGCCAGAATTTTATGAGGACACAGATAGTTAATGTATAACGTAACTGCTTATCAAGCACATCCAGATGTTGCAACCATCAAACAACTTTCTCCAAAGAGAGATTGGATGGATGCTACGTGGGAAAAACATGCATATCACTGCTTCCCACTAACTTTAGCAAATGGTTTGGGCTGGGGAATTTCTTTTCCACAAGATATCAGTTTTATCTGGGACGGTATAACAGATCCATCTCCAGATCACGTTAAAATAACTCAAGGAGAAAGATACTGCTCAACCATTAGAGGTAATGCTAGTATTAGTTTCCATACTGGTTTAATTTTTAGAACTGATCCAGACGTTACATTATTGCAAATACCAGTTCCAAATATGTTTGATAAAAGACTTCAACCTTTTACTAATCTTCTTAGTACTTCTTTTTATCATTCTATATTCCCAGTTGTTTTAAGGGTTATGGAACCAAATGTTGAAATAACAATTAAGGCTGGAGAGCCAATTATTTCTATTATTCCAATATCTTTAGGACAACTTCAAAACTCAATAGTTACATTTGAAGATATAGGAGAGTTTGAAGACTATAAAGATGTAGATAAGAGAACTGAAAAAATGATAGAGGCAAGCAAAGAAGGCCGTTGGTCTAATTTCTATAGAAATGCTGTAGATCATAATGGAGACTCAGTGGGGTCACATGAGGTTAAGTCTATTAATTTAAGAGTAGATGAAACAAACAAAGGAAAAGGACTAAATATATGCAGCCTATAGAAATGCAAAAAGTTTCCATAACTCCGTCTGGATTTTTTGGAAATAGCCCAGATATGATTCAAGAAATAGAAAACTTTATGACTCAAGAAGAAATGGACTTCTTGGAGAATGCTGCTAAGTCTATTACTATCTGGGATCAAACAGAAACTCATTATAATGAAGATGGAACTATTGTTTATGATTCAGGATATTGGAAAGATAGAGTTGCTACAAGAAATTCTTTAGACTTAAATGATCCAGCAATCGGTCCAGTAATTGAAAAAATGATGGATAGACTTAAAGTTATTGTTGATGACTTCTTTAAGGTAGATGTAGTTCCAACATCACAAACAATTGTAAAGTGGCTTCCAGGTCAATTCCAATCTCCACATGCAGACAAAGAACTTCATCAAGGCAATAATGCTGGACTGCCAAATGACTTTCCATACTACGATATCTCAAGTTTGTTTTATTTAAATGATGATTATGAAGGTGGAGAGTTATACTTCCCACTTCAAGGAATAAAATTTAAACCTAAAAAGGGTGCAGCATACTTTTTCCCAGGAGATAGAAACTATATCCACGGTGTTTCAGAAATTAAATCTGGAATTAGATATACTTGCCCATTCTTTTGGACAATCTTAAGGCATGTAGGATAAAATGCAAACAGATACTTTGGATTATGAAATCTTATTCGATAAGGTTCATGTATATAAAAATTTAATTAAAGATCCAAAGGGATTTGTCGAACTCTTAAAAAAGAGTGAAGAAGATCCATCTAGTAGTTATACTTTAGCAAAGTGGGAGCCTTGGTCTATTTTTGGAACATACATGACTGCCCAAGCATACTCACCTAACCCAGAAGACTCTGAGGCTGTAGATAAGTATAATAATGAAAAAGCATATACAGATAATATAGAAAAAGCATTTAAGGAAAGTGTTAAGCACTATCTTTCTGTTTACGGAGAATCTGTTAAAGATAATTGGTCTACTATGGGACCATCGTACTGTAAGTATTCTATAACAGATAAAAATATGGGGGATCCAACAAAGGGAGAAAATCTCTCTATGGTTTACCACACAGATTATCAATGGTATGAGTTTGACTCCGACAGAGATAAGTTTGCCGTTACCTGTACAATATATCTTAATGATGACTACGAGGGTGGAGAGGTAATCTTTAGAGTTAGAGGAACCGATAAAACTTTTTCATATAAGCCATCTGCTGGAGATGTTGTAATTTTTCCATCTGGACATCCAGATCTATTATCGGAAGATGGTTTATATTTTCACTCAGTTGGTAAAGTATTAAATAAAGAAAAATATTTTATTAGATGTTTTTATTTAATTCCAAATACTCCATCTGAAAAATTTTTAAAGTATCAAGAACAATATGGAAAAGAAGTTTGGTGGGAAATGTACGATAAAGTTATGCAAGAAAGGATAAAGAATGCAAAACAATCAGAGTTACCAGATTACTGAAAAGTTTGATCTAAAACAATATAAACATGATGTTTTTTATGTTGAAAACTTTTTAACAGACGAAGAATGTCAAGGAATGATTGACTATTTTGAATATCAAGAAGGTCAGTGGGGCTTCATCGCATTCTATGGTGCATCAGGTATGGGACTTCAAGACCAAGACCCTAGAATGCCCCAGTTCGGCCTTGCTGAAGACTTTATAGGCAAGTTAAGACCTAGAATGCTAGATATGGCACAACAGGCCTTTGATCGCCCTCTAAGAGCAAATACATCTCATGCACAAAAATGGGATGTTGGAGGTTTTGCCAATCCACACTCAGATAATTCTGATCATGATGGTAATCCAAATGCATTTGAAATCAACAAATATGTTTCATTACTTTATTTAAATGATGACTATGAGGGTGGAAATTTATTTTTCCCAGATCATGATCTAACTATCAGACCTAAGAAAGCAATGGTTATCTGTTTTCCAGGAGGGCATGAAAATGTACATGGGGTATCAGAAATAACTGCTGGAGTCAGACACACAATGATGGCTTTTTGGGATTATGCAGAAGCAGAATATTCTGAAGAAACCCAGGCACGGTGGAAAGATGAAATTGAAGGAATTAGAAAGCAACAAGAACTACAGCAGAATGAGTGGAAGAAGTAATACATGCTTTCAATTGAGCCAATAGTCTTACACGAAAACATACTTTATTATGAAAAAGCAGTTTTAAATTTTTCAGATATTGTTGAAAGAGTTGAAAGCATAGAACAACAAATGGGCTATGATGACTCTAACTTTGTTATTTCTAAATGGAATCATTGGGGGGCAAGCAATGATCCTGACCATACCTTTGGTTTTCAAAAAACCATTAGAGAAAACCTTAGAGGCGAGACAGATTCATTTTTGTATGCAGACTTAATTAATATAGTTTTGGATATTGAAACTGGAATACGATACTGCTCAAAAGACTATGCAAAAAGAACGGTAATGGATATTGGAACATTGTTGCCAATGTCTATATCTAAATATGTTCCTGGTGCAATGATGGGTGGACATGTTGATTCATATGACGAAAATGGACAAGAAACCATTTCTCTGGTATCATATTTAAATGATGATTATGTTGGTGGGGAAATAGAATTCCCAAACCAAAATGTAAAAATCAAGCCTAGCGCTGGATCAATTGTTGTATTTCCTTCTAAGGCTCCATTTTTTCACATATCACATAAAATAGAATCTGGAAATAAGTATATATCTCCAGCATTTTGGAAAAAGTTTTAACAATAAAAGGGGTAAAAATGATTATTCAAACAGATCCAGATAAGTATACATTCTATAAAGATGATATTCTTTATATTGAAAACTTTATTGATGACGAACTTGTTGATACACTGCTTTCAGTTTTTAAAGAAGAAGATACTAATTGGGCAATTTCTTCTTTCTTTAAATGCAAGATGACAGATACTCCAGGATTTGATCCAGAAAATAAGTTTGACTTATCCCCTGACATTTTTCATAAAATAGAGACAGAGATTAATTCCCTTATTGTTGCACATTTACAACAAAGAGTTAAAAAGATTGGTGGCAATGTTAATAAATGGGAAACTGGTAGTTTTGCTCCAGTACACGTTGATGGAAGAGATGAAGATAAGGTTCCAAACCCTTTTGAAACAATTAAGATTTCTTCTATCTTATACTTAAATGATGCTGAAGATGGTGGAAATATTATTTTCCCTAAAGAAGACATATCTATAAAAACTACAAAGGGATCACTCTTGATTTTTGAAAGTGGACACCATAACCTACATGGAGTTGAAACTCTAAAGTCTGGTGAAAGATATACAGTACTTACACTTTGGGACTATGAAGATGCTGACTACTCAGAAGAACGAAAGCAAGACTGGGAAACCGAAATGTCTATTATTGAAGAAATGAAAAAAATACAACAAAAAGAATGGGAAAGAATTGAGGGGTTAAATTAAGATGTCTGACACACTAAATGTAGAGTTTATTGCTAATAGGCCTTGGCTTAATAAAGATAGTCCTTATAGACCACAACCAATATCTAAGGTAATTCCAGACTGGTATAGAGAAGCGGATAGGTTTTATAAAGATCCAAACACCCAAGAGTTCTATGTTGGACCTGACGGGGGAAAGATTCCAACATGGAAAGCCTGCCCAGCAATATTTGATATGTTTATAACTGGATACTCTTACCTAACTCCATGTGATATTGAGTTTTTTATTAATGATGAAGGAAAGATTGATCGTAAGATAGAAGATCCAAACTATCAGGACTTTTGCACAACTAGAGTTCCTCTTGAGGGTTTTTATCAGCCTGATGGATATTATCTAGATCACTTTGCATGGTTTCCAGATTGGGCAGTTAAACTTCCAGAAGGCTATAGCGCTCTATATATTACTCCATCTAATAACTTTGGACTTCCTTTTGTAATGACTGAGGGAATTATTGATAATGACAACATCAATCTACCTGGAAGTTTTCCATTTTTTGTTAAAGAAGGTTTTACTGGAGTAGTTCCAGCAGGAACACCATATGCACAGATAATCCCATTCAAGAGAGATAATTGGACATCTTCATATAGAATTGATGATCATAAAACTATGTATGAAAGCAATGTTGAAAACTCTAAGAAGTACAGAGTTCCAGATGGTGGAGTTTATAAAAACGAAGTCTGGCAAAAAAGAACTTATTCGTAAAAAAATAAAACCCCCTAAATTAATAGGGGGTAATATTTTTATTTACAGATATTTTACTGGGAATCTCTTAAGCCATTTTTGAACAGCAGGAGTCTTAGCATATTTCCAAGACTTCCAATTAGTTCCACCATCAGTCATATGAAACACAATCTCTGCATTCTTGACTGGACTAAAAAGTTCAGCATTAGCATCTAGGTCAAACTTGTCTCTACGATCAGGACCTAGATCCCCAATCATATTTATTTGAAATACTCCATAAGAACTGTCTCCAGTCTTAGCATTTCCATTAAAAGCAAAAGGTCTTCCGTTTGACTCCGCTTTGGCAACAGCCCAAGCAGTCTTAAGTCCATTTCCTTCAAATCCAACGGCTTTCAGTAATTCAACCAACTGGCTGTCAGTTAAACTTGTAGCGTCCGCATACTTGGCAAGCACTACATCAGTAGTAGGCTTAGAAAGCAAAAAAGCCGCTTTGTCGGCGGCAGGTTGGCTTTCGGCTGTACTACTTAGTAAATTGTTCTTTGTAGCATGAGCAGCATTCAGACCATTGTTTAACAAGGTAAGAGTTAGCACAGTTACAAGAACCCCCGATAGTATTTTGTTGTCTCTCAAGTTTTTCCTC